GATCACCAACACCAGTGTTATCTATGTAACTGTTATAAGCATTGTGATAAAGTTGCAGGTCATCACTAGAGCCAATCCTCAAATAATCATTGTCCTGTAGGTCAACATTTCCGTGGAAATTAGTAGTGCCAGTAATATCAGCATCACCATCAACATCCAGGCTGTCGCATTCCAGTTCGCCAATGATATTAACACCATCTGATTTTGTTGCAAGTTTATGGCTGCCGTCATAAAAAAGATCTACAGAGGCATTACCGTAAGCAATAATACCATTTTCATTACCTTGGACTCTTAGATAAATATCATCCGCAGAGTCTAAGTAAATATCATCACCAGAACCAGTGGTCGTAATGTTGAGATCACCAGTGTTATTATCAATTACAGAATTAGTTCCATCGTGATAAATCTCTAGGTCATCACCAGCTCCCAGCAGGATCTTGTCGTTGTCCTGCAGATCGACGTTGCCAGTAAACGTGGCGCTGCCATCTTGGTTAAGCCTGAGGGTTTCAGTTCCGTTTTGGTTTACTCTAAATGGCGTGGCACCTGCATCATTGTTAATATCAACAAGGATGGAATTTTTGAAAGTAGCTGCGCCATTTGCAAATAACCTGGTGTTGCCACTACCAAACAAGGCGCTACCGTCTGAGTAAATGGTGGATGTGACGTTTCTACCACTACCAGCGTTCCAGCCGCCGTTATAAACTACAGTAGAATTAGAATTGCTTGATTGATAAACATTCATGCTGCCGGTTTCAAGCACCTGGTCAGCACCACTTGTAATACCACCACTAAACGTCGGGCTAGTGTCCGTGCTTGCAGCAGTCAGGCGACCATCAGCATCAACAGTGAACGACGGCACACCGCTCTGGCTTGCGCCATAGGTTCCGGCAGAAACAGCAGTGCTAGCAAGCTGTGTAGCGCCAATAGAACCTGCAGTAACAGCAACAGTAATCTGTCCGTTACCAGGAGTGTTATCGCTAACAGTGATGCCAGTACCCCCAACAACATCAGAAGTCAGGGCTGTGTCGATCTTAGAGTCGATCGTGCCATCAACGTAAGTTTTGTTGGTTGCGTGACCGCCAGCAGTAGGAGTGATAGTGGTCAACTGACCCGTCATGGTTGCACCAGAAGTGGTGACAAAACCAGAAGTGTCGGTTACACCGGCAACCCAGGCGCTAGAACTTGCGTCGTACACCTTGAGGGTATCGTTAGTGGTATCAAACCACAGGTCACCATCATCCAAAGACGTAGTAGGTGCAGATGCACTAACGCGATAACGTGCAGCAAAATCGTTAACACCGCTCATGTTAGTAGCAACGGTGTTTACGTTACTAATAGAACCTGCAACAGTGTTGACATTGCTAATATCACTTGCAACAGTACCGATGTCGGATTGATCGTTAGCAACTGTAGTTACATTGCTTGAAATCCCAGCAACGGTAGTGACGTTTGCTGAGATACCAGCAACAGTTCCAATGTCGGTGAGGTTATTTTCGACAGTCCGAACGTCAGCAATATCAGTAGCGACAGCACTAACATCAGCGATGTCAGTTGCAACAGTGTTAATTGCAGTAACGTTAGAAGCAACAGTAGAAACTTCCGTAGCCAGAGGTGTAAGGCGATGGAAGGTATAGGTGTGGAGAGTCGTAGTAGTCTCAACAATTGCACCATAACCAGCTGCCAGAACAGTAGATCCACAACCAGTAATGGTTACAGTGTTAGAACCAGAACCACTAGAAATGGTTACAGTACCATTAGACGGTGTACGACTGGATGAGATTTCTTTGATACTAATTAGCGTACCAGCACCATTATTAACATCTGGGTTAGCAGCTGGGAAGCTAGTCTCGTTTGCAATAGGAACAAAACCACCAACGTCATCTACAAGGTCAATGACACGGGCGTCAATAGCAGCAGTAGTTGCAATGTGAGTATCAGCACTACTCCATGTTGCACCGCTAGTAATAGTTTCTGTACTGTCTTGGCGGAAGTAACGACTGTCAAGCTGACCACCCACCAGGTCGGTTTCCAGGCTGTCTACATAAGCCTTAGTAGCAGCATCTTGTGCACCAGTAGGATCACTGACACTTGTAATGCGGCTAGACTCAACGTCTACAGTACCTGTACCGTGGGGGCTGATGACAACGTTTTCGTTACCAGAATCACTGACAATTTTCTTACCGTTGACATCCAGGTTTTCCAACAAAGTTTGTACAGACAGTGCGCCTGCAGGAATGCTAACAAAACCACTTTGTTGATCGACACTAAACGTATCACCAACACGGAATTTACCGTTATGGTCAGTAATAGCAGCCCAAACTTTACCGTTATTGCGCTCTACTTTTTGGTGAGATTCTTGGTGAACACCACATTGACTTGTACCAGAACCAAGAGGATAAGTACCAGTTGCATATTCAGGCAAAGCACGATAGTCAGTACCAGAACCCACATATTCCATGGTATGCCCAGAAGAGGCAATCATAGAACGAAGGTAGAATTTGACAGAAGAGTTATCGGCAGGGGAGTTTGAAAGTCCCAGGTTTTGAGTACGGTCACTAGAGTCAGGGCGACTAATGGTAACTGTAAACTCAGTAGATGATGTTACAGTAGAAGATAGGACAGGGTAAAGATTACCACCAACCTCTACCAGCATGTTACTAGCAGGTCGCAAGGACGAACCATGCCAGCTAGAGTGCGCTGCCACACCATCAACAGTAAATGTAATATCACCAGAACTAGGTGTACCCTTTACAGAACCAGAGAAAATTTCACTGGTAGATTTACCGTCTGCAATCAAAGAGAACCGACCAAAGTCAGAAGTCGATGCTGCCAGGTTAGCTTGACCACCGTTAAAACATGCAATGTGGAAATGGTTAAAGAACGCATAGCTACTGGTGCATTGTGCATAACCGTTATTGGTAACAAAGATACCAGGCGCATCTAGACCAGTGTGGGTGTAACTGTCACAGACAATAGAACGCAGAGGGGAGTCGTCGTGAGGTACAGAACCGTCAACCAACAAACCACCACCAGTTGGTGCAGAGTCAAGGTCACCTGCTTTACCTTTATCTTCTACTCCTGCATAGAAAGCAAGGTTACTGTTGTCAATTTCCGAATCCGAAAAGTTAGTACAGTTTTGGATGTACGGTGACTTGTAGATCATTGCGTTCGGGTAGAACGACACGTTCCAACCTTGTGTAGGCGGAAGACCATAAGTAGAATCTTCCCACAAGGACCCACTAGCACCACGAGTACCGCTAGCCTTCATACCCGTAAACGTCATGTTATGCAGGTATGTACCACTGTTAACACGGAACAAGCTGCTGGTCTCAGTTGCAGCAGTTGGGTGTACAACAACGTTACGAACGGATGCACCAATAATGGCAACATCACGTTTTTGAATATCAATAGGTGCAGCTTCCTGATAAATACCAGGTGCTACTAGCACACAACTGCCATCACCGTATGTTGAATCAGAGTTGATTGCTTGTACAGCAGCTTTAATACTAGCCTTTGGTGTAGAGATACGGTGACCATCGTTGTTATCATTACCGTTAACAGCGTCAACGTAGATAACCTTTTCAAGTTTTGTAAACGTACCACCAGAAGTAATACCTTCCCAGCTAGAACCGTTCCACACATGGAAGGTTTTGTCGTTGTCGTTTTGATACCAGAATTTACCAGTTTGATAAGTAGAGCCAGACGGTGTACCAGTCTGAATCAAAACATCATGACGAGTCTTAGCTGCAAGAGCAGTAAAGATGTTGTTATCTGTTGGAGAAGGTGATCCTGCATCTTGCTCAGCATTGTTAATAATATCACCGTTCTTAATGCGGTCAAGGTCAACAGAGTTAGCACTAATGCCAATAGTTACTTGACCACCAGATGTGGTTTTATTAAGACCAGTGCTATCTACAAGGATGTCACCTTCAATAGCGGTGTCAATCTTGCTATCTACTCGGTCATCAATAGCCTCAGTAGATGCAATCTTAGTGTCATTGCTGACCCAGGTATCGCCATCATATAATGTATTGTCATAGCGATCCCAATAGTAGTCCTTCAGATAAGCATCTACATCATCAGGAATACCTTGACAATTAGCCTCTTGAATAGCATAACGAAGCTGTTCAAAGTTCTTATTCAGGTCATCAGACCGGATGGCTGATCCAGGGTTAAACAAAGCACGGATGTCGTCAACCTTAGTGATCCGACGGATCTTAACGTTGTCAACAGTGGGCTCACCAGGGTCAACAGGGGTGGCTGGAGACGGCGGCGCAGTACCGGTAAACTCCACAATAGTGGGGTTAGCATCAGTAATGCGCCAAGGGTAGTTGGAATCAGTCGTGAGCTTTTCGTCGTATTCTTTAGTTGTAGCGTTCCAAAAATAAACGTGGATCTCAGATTTAAAGATATACGGGAAATCAAAAGAAAACTGTGTCTTTGACCCGTTACCTGCTTGAATTGTTTGTACGTCAGTGCACGACATAATTAGTTAAATAGTTTTACTTGCGTGTTTCAAGAATGGATGGATCAAATACTTCACCTGCTGTAGAATACTCACCACGCAGATCTTTCTCAGCTTGCCTCAACTCAATAGCAGCATACATATCTGCGTCCATTTCAGCATAAGCAATTTCTTCTGCAGCTCGGCGTGCTTCAGACAAGCGAGCATGAATATCATGCCACTGCTTTAGTCCGACCTCATCAGACTTAAATCCTTGGCTACGCAGTTCCCGCAGTTTTGCGATGCTGTCCCAATCACCAGCGTCACGTCTAATCTCGTTAATAGCATCCCTAAAATAACCACGTTCACCCATAAGACGGAACAATTCAGACCGCTCTTCAGGAAGCAGCCTTACACCATCTTTAGTTCTAAACGTAGTGTTGATATCAAACTCAACCTCCTGCAAGAATTTTTCCTCAGGACTTTGTTCAGGGTGAATCGGAATAGGACTGTAAGCATTATACAAACGCTGCATCATTCCGTAACCATTGGGTTTCTTGCCAGTAACAGGGCTATAGACAAAAGGTTGTCTAGTGTCAAACAATGCGCCCACAAACCTGTTTCGGTTGTTAAGTTGAGACATAAAATCTGACTCAACCTCTAGCAAACCTTCACTTAGAATGCGTGAAAAATCTCCACGCAATGCAGCCATAGGTCCGAGGCTGTTAACAAAACCAGCAGCCCAACGGTTTACAGCAGCACCATTGCCACTTGTCATATCCATCAAAGGTTTGACAGTAGACAGAGTGGTACGGTTAGTGATAGCAGCACTTAGGATAAAAGCCATCTTTTGGCTTAGATTCTCCATCTTAGCTTCACCAAGACTGTCAAAGTTATCACCAATGTTAGCGACAAGTGCTAGCCAATCAGCAATTGGTCCAAACTGAGCATAAGAATAATACTTACCATCTAGACCTTTAATGCTACGTGGTTTCCAGTTAGAGTTTTTAACACGAGCCATTTGAGTCTCTTTGTCATAAAACCCATCACCAGTGATCCTGTCATTCATGACAAGGTTATAGGTACCAAGCATTGCTAGTGCACCAATAGCTTTACGACCACGCGCCATATATTTAAGATCAGCAAGACGCTCTTGTTTGGCAATAACGTCCATGTTCTCAACGTCAAAATTACGTGCTTTCAACAATTCAGTAACACGAGCTTCGTCTGCCAACAGGTTGTTAAGAGGTACATAAGCAAGCTCATTGACATCACGTTGGAAAGGTGCCCAAGGACCATACTTACCCATAATGTCAATAGTGTTCATTGAAGTTGCGTTGAACATCATGAACGGTTTAGTAGCAGGGATAATCCTGGTAAGGTCATCAAGACCTTTTGCCATAGGTGTGTCAAGATTAAGTGCCATCTCAGAAGTGGCATACTTAACCGCATCATCTTTCAGCAGACCATCAGAATCAAACATCTGGCTGTAGTATTTGTCTGCAATGGGTTTGACGTTTTCCTTAGTAATAGGTTTACCAGAAGCAATCAACTCATCCATAGCACGGAACCTGGCTTCTGCTGATGCATTAAAGACACCAGTCATACCGTCCATTGCAGTCATAGCATTAGGACCAAACCGCAACACAGGGTCTTTAGCAAAGTCGTTAAGAAGTTCAATTTGATTTACAATATATTGCAAACCATTGTTACCTTGAGCTGCTTGAGTAATGGCAGCCTTTTTAAGGAACTCCATTTCACGTTCTGATTGCAACAGCAAATCAATACGTGTGCCAGATCGTACAGAATCGGGGTTACGCGATGCACGCATAAAAACATCACCAGCGTAAGGCAGTGCACGTTGCAGCGTTTCTCCCAAAGAACTGTAGGCTACCCATCCACGTTGTACACCTTTCAAGTCTGCAGACATCAATGCACCAGCAAAGTGTGCTGTAGGTTGTGCAATGATACCACCAAAGTTACCGGCAAGTGCTTTAACACTTGAGGCAAGACCAAGAATGCTATTGTAAATGTTAGACCATACACCAGCGACAATTTTATTCTGCACTTCAGGGTTCAGGTTAATAATACCTTTACCAAGGTCAGTTGTCATTTCACTGATGTACTTATTCATTTTAATGATGGTGTCAATTTTACCATCAGTAAGTTCATAAGCAAGTAAGAACTGATCCATTAATTGAGGTTGATTAGATGCAATCTGCCGCATCGTGGTTGCAAACCGTTGAGAATCTTTAAAGATACGTTGTGCAACTTCACCAGCACCAAGTGCAGTAGCTTCATTATAACCTTCAATGTTCTTAAATCCATTCTTTACTTGTTGGATCAAGCCCACCTTACGGTTCTTGTAATACTTAGCAGAAGCGGACAATTGACTGATATATTGAAGCATATCAACAATTTTATCCTGTGCTTCACGTACTGCGCTAGTACCGTTCATCAGACGTGCACCCTCAGAAAGGTCTGAGACACGTCCAGAAAGACTTCCAGCAAGGATAGACTGTGCTCTTGCTACGTCCATACCTGTAAGCTCTTCACCGTAGTTACGGAGCATTTTAGACGCCATTGCAAAGCCGTCTTCTACCAGCCGTTCGGTACCGTCTTCTCCACGAACAATATAAGGTTCAAGGACTTGACGTACGTCTGCTTTGGTCATACGAGGATCAAACAATTCAATTGCAAGATCTTCGTTAGCATCTATCACATCTTTAAATGTAACCTTCCAGTTCCTACCTTCCATGCCAATAGAACCAGCTTTGTGTAGCTGATCAGCAAGACCAAGGACAACATCCTGTCCAGCACCAGGTGTGCTTACAGAATACTTTAGAGCAGGCTCGGAGATAACATTACCAAGACGACCGTGAACAGTGTCAAGGTTACGTGCAATCCGTGCACTATCAATAGAAGCACCGACAACACCAAAATCATCTACAGTACGGACACCAAGCTCGGTGTAATCGTACATGTCATGAACACCCTTAATGGGTTGGGTAAGGTCTGGGTTCTTACTGTAGTTATACATACCCACTTCGTCAAGAGCTTCCTCTTGCTTAATGGCTGCACGTGTAATAATGTCTTCTGGAGACTCATCGTCCAAACCTTTAGGAGGTTGGTTTTCTTTCAACCATGCACGGGCTTCAGGTGTTTCACCAACCAGTTGGTTAGACTTACGCAGACCACGGATAGTACTTTCAGCAGCAGTAATAAATTTAGAAGCACCCAATGCCAAATCAACAACAAAACCCATCCCAAGATCTTCGTAGATGTTTTTCTGTCGTTTCATGTCCTCACTATCTGTATCCAAGGTAGCCATGCTATCTGGGATAAAGTCAAGTGTTTTGGGAAACTTTTTCTTAAGACTGCCTGTCAAGTTGTCTTCAGTATATTCGCTACTGATAGCGCCGACACCAACACCAGCCAGTGCTTCTACACCACGGCTACCGATCCATTGTACAAACTTATTCTGACCAATTGACCAGCCAACACGAGCATTTGCAGCAACACCAGCTGCCTGCATTGCACCGCCAAAGATCATTGTAGGTGCTACAACAGAAGTAATTTCACGTACTGATTGTGCTACTTCATTCTCAAAGTCATTAGCTTTGGGGATATTGACACCAGGAATTGCATTGAGTATTTCAGTGCCCATATCACGTAGACCAGTCACTAGGTCCATATCACTCTCAGCACCGTACTGCCTCATCTTTTCGAGATCAAGTGTACCGTCTGGGTTTCTAAAAGGACTGGTGTCTACTGGTTGCAATCCTGTTTCTTCTTCTACTTGAGGCTCCGTAGACGCCTCGGGTTGTTGAGCGGGTTCAGGCTGTTCTCCCGTAGGAGTAAGAGGTTCTTCAGATGCAAGCTCTTCGGCTTGTTGTTGGAGCTCCAACTGAGCTTGAAACTCAGGAGAAAGCTCCATTTCACCTGGATCCTCCCTAAACTGCTCGTAAGGATCGAATTCCATAGTTTATCTAAATGAGTTTAGTGTCTCAATATCTTCTGCCGTCAGCGGTCTCATAAGACCACCAAGGTGTAGATGTGTTGCGTGAGCAGGATCACCATCGCCAGGTCCGATAACTTCTTTGAAAAGATTCATAGAACGAATCAGATCTTTAAGTTGCCGTGTCTTTTCGATGGATGTATCGTAGTCACCTGTTTGATGTGTAATGTCAAAGGCTTCACCATAACCGTGGAAACTGTTGCCTGCATGTACAGGAGCAACACCACCAAAGTCAGGATGTTCGGCTACTTGGAAACCAAGTTTTTGCAAAGTTGTACCAGCGTGTTGATAAGCACCTTTGTTGCCTTCATAAGTCAAGGCGTCAGTAAAAGACCTTTTAAGGCTGTTACCGGCGAAACCTGCTCTAAGGTTAGAAGGTTGTGCAACAGTACCAGCAACTTGCTGAAGAGTACGAAGCCGTTGACGTGGACCGTTAACAACGTTGAACAAATCACTACGCTGCTGTTCAGTCATCGTGTTGTTAATACTTTGAATGATTGCCGGTGGTTCGAGTGGTAACAAGTTAGGATCTCCAAGTGCTGCAATTTGACGGTTAATAATTGTAAAAGGATCTAGACCGTTACCCATACCAGACACCGCAAGGACATCAGTAGGAATTGTAAAACCAGGTTTACCGTAGCCCTCTACAATAGATGTAATTTCTTCTCTAGTAAGAATACTTTCTGCTGTGTCTAGAGTTTTTTCTAAACCCTTTTCTGCTACTGATTTAACGATACCTTGATAGTTGCGACGTGCTTTTTCAAGAGCAGTAAGGTTCCCACCTGTTAGATTTGGGAAATCAGCAGCGCCGCCTGCTTTAGATGGTTTGCGGTACCATAGACTGTTTGGGTCTCTAGAGCCAGCCTCAACTTCTTTAGTAAGTTGCATAGCAACAGTATTAGCAGCAGAGTTAAAGTCCATGCCGCCAGCTACAGCCTGGTTAACACGTTTGCGGTATTCAGCACGCATCTCTTGCTGAAGAAATAGACTACTAGCATTGTTTGGTTTTTGACTGCCAAAACTGGTTACGCCGTTTGCAGTAGTTTTAAAAGCGTCAGATTGATCTTTAAAAACACCTGAGTTATACTTAGCCTCTTGCGCAGCATAACGCCTATCCAACTCCTTACCAGCTGTAACGTCTAACCTTTTTAATGCCTCAACATTTTCTCTAGTGATAAATCCATCAGGGATATTCTCAAGCTGTTCAATTTGCTTTGCTTTAGACTCAGCTTCAAGTGTATAGTTCTCTTGAAACTTAGTAATGCTTTCAGGAACTTTACCGTAAGTTTTAACAAAGAAAGCTGCAGCTTGGTCAACTACATCTTGAGTATTGTTTTCAGTAATGTATTGTAAGGTTTGTTGTTCGGCTTCTTTATATGCAAGGTTCTCCGCTTTTATTTGGAGATTTCTATATGTATTATCAGCTTCTAGTCTTGCTTGCTGCATAGCAGCATACCGACCTGGGAACTCCTGTGCGTATGGTTTTTGACCTTTCTGCAAAACAGTACCAGCCAACTTCTCCATGCTGAACATAAACTTACCATCAGGACCACGCATTGTGGCAAGACTTGTGTACCAAGTATGTGCCTTAGCGTAATCGAAACCATTTACCCTGTAAATAGTTCTAAATGATGGGATAATGTTTTTCTCAAATTCATCAGGATTCTGTGTCAGAATTGTAAGAGCATTGTCAGCAGCACGTTGGTTTTCATGTTTAATTTCGTCTGCCCTGGCTCCAGACAGAATGCTTTGATGGGCCTTGGCTTGATACTCTAGAGCAGTTCTCATGCTACCAGGTTTCAGACTCATCCCACCTTCAGTCCTGAACTTATCCGAAACAATCCTACCTACATCTGTTATGTAGCCAGCAAGTTCAGCGGAGTCCATTGGACGACCGAGGCGTTCCTCTTGCGCCCGAATAGCTTCCTGGAGAAGTCCTGGATATTTATGTTGGTAGAAGTAAGTAGCCTTACCTTTCAGGATTTCACGTCTAACACGTGGACTAAAGTTACGAGACTTAGCAACAACTAGCGGATCACCACCGTTAATTTGATATTCGTCTAGCAGAGCCTGCCTTCTTTCATCATCAGTGTCTAACAGCAGTTCATTTTGCAGAGCTTTAAAATCCTCTTCAATAGGATTTTGGAGATAGTTTTCAAGCTCTTCAGCAATTGTTCTATCTTCTGCAGCTTCGACTTGCTCCTGATAAACTTTACTAGCCGTTTGGCTGATGCTTGCAATACTATTTAGGATTTTGGTTTGATCCTGTTGGTCCTGCTGGAATTGTTGTTCTTTAGCACGGGCTTCCTGCTGCAGACCTGTTAATACTTGCTGTTGGTTTTTTGTTTCAACTTGGCGATTTCTGTCGCGTAAGCGGGCTTCTAATCGCTGAGCTTCTTTTTCATCAGCGAGTTGACGTTCACGTTCTTTGATTTCAGCATCCCTTACATCGCGCATACCTTGCACAACACGGGCGCTTTCTTCACGCATACGTGCAATTTCATTCCCACTAATTTGAATAGGACGGAAACCAGTTGATTGAGCAGCCCTTCTGTATTGTACTTGTTTCATAGTTTAATTACTAAAGGTGTAATTTCCGCTAGCTGTTTGTGTAGGTGGAACAAATTCTCCATACTTACCTCCAGTGCCATAGTATGAGTTATCAGTGCCACCGCCACCGCCAAAGGTATTATCCCAGTCTACTTCTGCCAATGTTTTAGCTGCACTACTAATACCAGACAGAAGTGGTGCTGTGGTACTTTGTTTGATAGGATCTGGAATAAAACCTGGTGCAGCTTTCATGGGCTCAACAAAGACTCTAGCCGGTCCCATTTCTGGCATAGGAATATCCGGCAATGCCTCAGGTCTAATCATCAAATTTGCTTTAGCCTGTAGATCTGCACCATACCTTTGAATAGCAATTTGGCGCATGTTGCGGCGTGACTGCTCAACAGAACTTTTCAGACTTGCATCTGCAATGGCGGAGTTACGACCAGCTGCTGCAATCCTAGATTGAATTGCTTTCTGCCTTGAAACACCAGCTTGACCCATTGAAGCCTGCCCTTCCTGCTGAAGACGATCAACAAGAGCACCCTGTTGATTGAAAGCATCTTCTGCCATAATCTCATTTAAAGCAGCCTGCTCAGCTGCATACGCATCCATTGCAGCAACATTGTTAAACGTTAACTGATTGTCTGTGTTTTCAACTGATTTAGCATACCGCTGTACAACTGCTTTATATTCGTAATCCCTAATCTGCTGGTTGTATCTCCAGTTTTTAAGGGCAGTTTCATATTGGAACAGTCTGTTATCAAAGTAATTCTGTCTTTCAGCCTGAAATACTTTTTTATTATATTGGTTAGTTGCTTTAGCCTGTGCTTTAGCTGCTTTTCGTTGCGCTTCAGCATTAGCTTCACGCTGGGCATTTGCCTTTTTGGCGTCCTGTGACCCCTTAATACCTCCAAAAATAGAAGAGACGGCACTGATTCCTGCAAATGTTGCTGTTACTGGATCGATGCTCATCTCCAGACCGGATACAGCAAGCTGCTGATCCAGTAAATTTTCTTTTGGATTAAACATCAAGCCCTCCTATAGAATCGTGGGGAATAGTTACCTTCCCACATCATTGACACCAACGATACAGGGTATGGAAAATTACTTGTCACTTTAAGTTCAAAATTAGTGTTACGTTGGTGAATAGGTAGAGTAAAAATTTGCTCGTTAACTACAGGATTGGTATCACCTTGATATACACCAGCTTCAGTAGTATGTTGTACATCTTTCCATTCGTTAGATCCGGTTGGTTTAATCTTAAAACGGATCGCACCTGATCGACCGGCTGACAAACGGATTCTATTGATGATCAATGCAGCTGTATAATCAGCGCCTGGTTGACCCTGTTGGTAGTAGAACTTAGGCATTGTAACCTCTAGGTCATAACCATAGCCTACTACGATACCATCAGCATAATCAGTAAATTTACCTTTAACTTCAAAGTACCTATAACCAGTTACAGGTTCGATACGCTCAACAGCTGTCGCCCAATAACCTTGATCTGAGTCTAGCTCAGCATCTGTATCGACATCAGCAGTAGGTACAGTCAAAAGCATAATAGCTTCTTTATCATCAATAGGTGTGTACGGGACGTAGATCTTAGTGATGTCATTAGCCAAGTCATACGCCACTGCTTCAACATTTGTTGCTGGTTTAACAGGACGTGTTGCCATATCAAGGGGGACGTTACCTGTATAGCTAGAAGATGTAGACACAACGTCACCAGAAGGCAGCTCATCTAGACTAATAATGCCTAAGGTATATTGGTCTTCATGTTGAGATACAATGGTAACATCATCGTTTAAAACCTCTGCAGCCTGTAATTTACCAGGTACTTCCCATTTAGTCCATGCTTGGAATAGATCTTCCTCTCCGTTATTGTAGAACCGATATGAATACATATAAGATGTATCACGATCAATAAGCATTACAAGAGAGTTTTGCGGACTTGTAAGCATAAAATCAACCGTATCCGGCAACCATTCAAGAACAGCTTTACTAATATCTACAACAATAGGTGTCTGCTCTACATCACGTAGCGCCAATGAAAAGACTTTACTGTATCCCGGCACCTTACTAACGAAAGATACAGTGGTACCCATGTCTACGGGACGGACATTTGGTTCCATCTCATAATTAGACAGCGGTCGAATCAATGCAGTAGCCTTTGTAATGTCACTAGCATCTGAAGCGTATAGTTGAAACTGCTGACGTTCACTAAATAGCAACAAACCTTGTGGTGAAGGAAGCACCTCAAACAGTCTTACAGGACGGACACTTGATACATTTAAGTCAACGGGGTCCGGATCAACCTGAGTCAACGCGGATCTGTAAAAGAAATTGTAGTTGTCGTTGGCTACACCCAGGACTACATTATCTTCAGCTAGTACACCAAACCTGTTGTTAAAAAAGAATGTACAAGAAAGTTTCTTGCCAACAAATGAAGGGTTTGGGTTAGTAGTAGTGTCACCTGTTTTACGTTCTTCATAGGTAATAGGACCAAAGGTGAACGTAGTAGCACCAGTATTAACCAGCTCATGCGGCATGGTAGTATTGTCAAAACCAGGGGAGACATCACGTGCCCGTGTTTCTTCCCAGTAACCATAACCACCCGTACCGTTTTGAGCAACAAATTTTAGATAATAATCATCTTCAGCACCAGAGCTGTTTAAAATTTTAACAGTATGATTATGGAATGACTCTAGCGGCAACAAATCAACGGTATTTACGTCATCTTGGAATGTTTCTAAAGCGTCGTTACTGACGCCACCGAGACCACTAAGCTGAAAGTATTTGTAAGTGACACCGCTGCCAGGTTCAGTATTAGTAACAACACCATTAGCTTCAGTTGTACGTCGAATCTGAAGACTATTAGCGTAAGCATTGAGGTACCACTTACCATCAAACTCGGTGTCATTTGTATCAGCGTGACGTGCTTCTATAAGCGCCTTAATACTTCCTAAAAGCGCACTACTACCTGTACCCGAAATGAAGCTATTAAACGTATCAGAGGATCCTACAGTAGCTGTAGCAGTATGCTCTGTACCATTAGATGTACCTTTAATTTTTACTTTATGTACATCACCGTCAATAATAGACTTGAGTTTTAGAGTTGCCTGTGAATTAGGTACAAATGTAGGCGCTGCCTGCATCGCAGTAGGTACCGTTTTATTAGTAATAATGGTAACATCCTGAATGCTACGGAAGTGGTAATCAGACTGCTTGGTACCTACCGAAGCTTGTTGAGTACTTACCAAGTAACCAGTAGGGTAAGGACTGGTACCGTCAGGGTCAGTTATATCACAGAACGTGCCATCTTCCGCAGTCCATATATAGATATTTGTACTTTTAATGCATCCAACATAAGAACCAGCAGCACCACGGTCAATAAAAAACCATGCAGCATTAGCTAACTCTTGTTTACTAAAAGCAGTGCCATTTGACTTTTTAAGAACATTAATGTGACGCATCCCTGGACGTTTCAGGAGACCAAAGGTAGGATCAGGGTAGCCATTGACACATTCGGTCAAAGTGTTGGGTAGTTTTTTATCATCTGTTTGGCGGGATACACCACCAAGAAAGTTAGGAATTTGCTGTGTTACTGCTGGCATTATCGTTGCAGGGTATGGAACGGTTTGTAGCTATTGTAATAATTCTCACCCTGCGGTTCACCAAAGAAGGAGTAATCGCCCTGATTGCATTCGTACTCCAAAGCCATAGCTCGGGCATACGCTTCTTTCTGTTGCAGCATCTGGTATTGGTTACCGTCACCGATAATTCGGCTAGATACAATAGTAGCAGCACGTGCTACGATGTACGCTTGAACAGCATCAGGGATGTGCTCCCACTCATAATACCGCAGAATATCAACATACACACTTTCGTCTGTCCACTTATCAGTGTGTTTAATTTTATCGTAGAGTTTACCATTACGGATAACACTATCGTACTGACGGTTACCTGAATGTTTAGAAGATATGTTAAGATCTACCTGCAGAAAATCGCTAGGAATTAGAACTTCATCATTGCTGTTAGGTGTAAGCTCGTAATTGTATTCTTTATTATATGCCCATCCTTCGCTCTGTACCTCACGTGACACTTCTCTCAGGGTGTTGAGTGCAATCGCAACGTCCGGGTTGGCTTGGGTTTCAACTCTTTTTGAAACACTAGATTCGGTCAAACTAGCTTGATCAACTGTGTTACCTACAGCAGTTGAATGGTTAATGTTTAGAGTATGGTTGTAGTAAATAGGATCAAGGGTAAGATTAGCAGCGTTAGCAGTTGTAGAAGTATTTACAGTATAGGTAAAATTAGCACCACTAGCAGTAGGACCGCTAGTTACTTCAATAGGTGTAGTAATAGTGCTGCTAGAAATCTTCACACCTTTAGGAATAAAGGCAGAGCTAGAAGTCAGTGTAGTACCTGAGCAGCTAGCGCTAGGTGTAAAGGTCGCCCGTGCTGTAGCAATAGAAGCGTTAGATTCAACGCCAGTACCACTAATATAAGATCCTTGTGACAAGTCACTCTTACTTGTAAAGAGTGTAGTTCCACTAATATAACCAGTAAACCGACTTACTTCATTAAGTACAAGTGTTTCTTCAGTTGTCAACGTAGTTACAGGAGCCTGACCAACTGACGCCAGGATCTGATTAACAGCTTTAAGCTCAGTGGAGCCAGTAGTTAGGTAAGGCATAATTGATAATGAGTATTATTCTCAATAAAGAATTAAAAAAAAGGAGCCCCCGAAGAGGCTCCCGTATAATTAAACCTATCAGGTGCCAGCAGTGTTGGCAGGATAGGTAGTACCGAAGGCAGAACCAGCGGTGCTAGTAGCGTGCAGCTCAACTGCACAAGCAGGGTTCAGGAAGTCAGCGCCCATGGCGAGACGACCCAGGATCACATCACCCTGGTAGATGGTGGACACATCGCCACTGGTGATTTGCACCTGAGGAGCGATAGCTTCCACACAACCGGCGGCTTCACGTTGGAAGATCAAACCGCAGGAGGTATCGAAGGTGTCCTGAGCACCATAGTGGTTGTTAATACCACTGACGGTGACCCGGCCATCTTCCAGTTCAGTATCACTACCGACGAAATCACCAGTGTTGCCAGGGTTGGCAGGACCACCAGAGACGCCATACTTGATACCATAGTTGCCCATGAATGGAATGTTCATAGACTTGTAGATCTTGATACCGGCAATCTCGATGATACCGTTGCCGCTTTGCAGAGCGGTACCCTGAGTATCGCGATTCACAAGACCGTTAGATCCAACAGCTTGGATCAATTCGTAGTATTGACGCGGGTTGAGGACCCCCACACGTCCGTCCTGAGACACACCCTTCTCATCCAGAGCAGCAGCGGCATCATAGAATGCGGCAACCAGCTTAGCGGAGTCGAAAGCGTCAGACAGAGCGCCAGAACCAGAGCCAACTTGGATCTGGGTACCACCGGGCTCTTCCATGCTCACCAGGCTATTACCAGTACCAACGGATTGGACAGGGGAAGCTTGACGTGCACCTTTAGCGATAGCACGGAAGATCAGACGGTCATACTTTTCAGCAAGAGCATAACCGATCTTGCGAGAAATCTCCGAACGCATATCATAATGCGAAAGGACTTCATCAAGATCATACAAGAATGCACTGGAGATCAGCAGATCATCGACAGTGATGGTCTTCTCCGCCACGGGAGGACGACCGTTGGTATCACCCAAAATGCTGTTGCCAGGCGTATGGTACTCAGCCGTGGTGCGACCAGTGTAGATAAACTGAAGAGACTTACCGTTCTTCAGAGTACGACGCATAACCAGATCACGAGCGATCGTATTATTCTGGAATCCTTTGAACATCTCTCCAGAGAAGAGCTTCAAATACAAGGCACGGGCGTCACCCGTACCGTTATTCTGACCCACACGGGTAAGACCCGCAGGAGCAGCAGAAGATTGAAAAGCCATTTTAATTTAAGGTTAAAAGTATTAAACAGACTTCAAACGTTTGAAAAATTTTTTGTGGTCTATTCCCACCGTCTAGACGGCTAGAGGTATCGGCGTACCGGCTCTAACCAATACTGAAGGGGAGCATTGCACTCCCCAGTCCGCTTTTACGGAATCAGTCGATCTCTTTATACACTACACCACGGTAGCGGAGGGCATCAGTGTGATAGCGCTCTGCACGCTTTTTCTGTGATGCAAGGAAACGAATGAGATTAAGAGACATAATAAGTACCTAGTAAATCCACGCCCCGTTCCATGCGTGGTCAATATGCGTCCATGCTTGCTTCAAGCACCATTTTGGTGAACTGCATTTCTAAGAACTCAATATCAATTTGTTCCTGTGGATGACCACCGGACCATTGTTTTTTGTATAGTCTTAGCGCATCTCGAATAATACGAGCGCCACCATCATCTACTTGAATGTCAAACATAGGATGAACGTACTAGATAGTTAGCCGATTGCCGGAGCAACCAGCGCCACTGGAGTAGTCTCGGCGGTTGCCAAGTCCAGCGGGAAGTTGTGGGCGTTGCGTTCGTGCATGACTTCCATACCAAGACCAGCTCGGTTAAGGATGTCCGCCCACGTATTGATTACATGACCTTCACGGTCTTGAATAGACTGGTTGAAGTTGAAGCCATTCAGGTTGAACGCCATGGTTGATACACCAAGAGCAGTAAACCAGATGCCAACAACAGGCCAGGCAGCAAGGAAGAAGTGAAGAGAGCGAGAGTTGTTGAAAGATGCATATTGGAAGATCAATCGTCCGAAGTAGCCATGGGCAGCGACAATGTTATATGTCTCTTCTTCCTGCCCAAACTTGTATCCATAATTCTGCGAGACTTCTTCGGTAGTCTCCCTAATGAGGGACGACGTGACGAGAGATCCGTGCATAGCTGAAAACAAAGAACCACCAAATACACCAGCAACACCAAGCATATGGAAAGGGTGCATAAGAATGTTGTGTTCCGCTTGGAAGACAAACATGTAGTTAAAGGTACCTGAGATTCCAAGGGGCATACCATCGGAGAAAGAACCTTGACCAAAAGGGTAGACCAGGAACACGGCAGTAGCAGCAGCTACAGGAGCTGAGTATGCTACAAAGATCCAGGGGCGCATACCTAGTCGGTAGCTAAGTTCCCATTCGCGTCCCATGTAAGCGAAGACGCCGATAAGGAAGTGGAACACGACCAGTTGATACGGTCCCCCATTGTAAAGCCATTCGTCAAGCGAACCGGCTTCCCAGATCGGGTACATATGTAGCCCAATTGCGTTTGAGCTAGGCACGACGGCTCCGCTAATGATATTGTTTCCCCACAAAAGGGAACCGGACACTGGCTCTCTGATTCCATCGATGTCTACAGGGGGTGCTGCCACGAAGGCGGTGATAAAACAAATAGTAGCTGCAAGCAGGCAGGGAATCATAAGGATACCAAACCAGCCTACATAAAGACGGTTGTTAGTGGACGTCACCCACTGGCAGAACTCCTCCCAGGTGGAGCGAGACTGCCGTTGTGAAAGAATAGCGGTCATTTAAAAGTGCGGTTACATTTACAGTCTTACGTATTTGAGCACTTTGTAAAGCCCGCCCAAGGCTCACATCCAGTGGCGGGCGTGTATAAATCAGAAGGTGTACTTCAGACCAACCTTGGTGCCGTAGCCGTTGGCATCTTCACCGGTGATGACCGAAACCTCACCGTAGAGAGAAACATCTTCACTCAGATTGGTAGAACCACCAGCTTTACCAGACAGTTCGACAGTGCTGTCACCGCCGCCATCCGGAGAGACAATACTAGGTCCTCCTTGAATATACCAGCCAGCACCTTCAAAACCAACGTGGTTGTCAATAATGGTACCACCATAATCAGTACCAGACCAACCAGAGTTGGCTTCAACGTTCACGTAAGGACCGGCAATAGCGGCACCGTGTGCCATACCGAGGAGGAAACCAGCAGCGATAATAGATTTCATGATTAGTTAATAGGGTTTACTTGTTTTTCTTTTTAGCAGTTTTAGCGGAGCGGCGGAAGTTAGCAGCGGTGGGAGCACCAGGGCTACCAGGTTTCCGCATCTTCTCACCAGAACCTTTTTTAATCCTCATGCGTTTAGCATGTATGTTAGCATAAAGACCAGGTTTAGCCATTACTTCTTACCCCCTTTTTTAGGGGGACGGCCTTTCTTTGTACCGTATGTACCTTTACCGTAGGGCATTACCAGACTCCGGGGATAATTTGACCAGTCAAAGCATAAGCGCCCAGAGCCGCCATGATGCCAAGCATAGCAACACGACCGTTAAGCTTCTCAGCCTTTTCATTGTGGGTTTCAGTTACGTCCATGATAGTCATAGGTGGTTCTTTTGCGTAGAGGTTAAGACGACCCCTGTCTTCAGTTACAGCAGTCATCAAAATTCAACATCAGAGTTTTCAAGACGGCGCATCAGCTCTTTCCGATACGCCGGGTCACGATCATAGCGAGGATCACTCATGGCTGCGACCAGCTCAGCCTGACTCTTGAATGAATCGTCGGTGTTTTCTGCACCTTTGCCAGTCAAGAGCTGACCGTCTGATCCTACGTTATCATTGTAGCGTGCTTGGAGTGCCTGCACAGCAAAGAAAATAGCGTTGGGATCACCTGATTCCATAACACCATCATACATGGAGATCTCTTCTTTGGAGAAGTTTTGACCAGCCCAGTCAATCATAGACTTGTAAGCTTTGTCTCCACCAACCATGTCCATCAGGTACTCAGCTTGTTCTTCGCTGAGACTTTCTGCACTGTTGGGTTCTTCACTTTCTTCTGCAGGCTCTTCCTTTGCTGGCTCGCCCGCGTCTTCGGTGGTTTGTACTTCATCACGGGGCTCTCCAAGTTTTTTCTGAAGCTCTACATAAGCTTGTTCAAGGGCTTGCGGATCTTTAAACTTACCAGCAAGCAACGGTTGCTCTCCACCCTCAAGAGACTCAGCAACCGCCAGGGAGTCTTGTTCGTCTGAGTTAAGTACCTCAGAGTTAACAGGTGTTTCTTGCATCGTAAATGTTTCAGCCATAAATTATTGGGGTGGGATAGCTTGTTGTTCTTGAGCCATAGCTTGCATTGCAGCTTGCTCACGTTTCTGTTCAACAGCAGCGAGTTGTGGTGCTTGTTGCATTGCCATCATCTCTTGCTGTTGTGCCATCTGTTGCTGTTGCTCGGCTTGCTTCTCTTCCATGCTCTTCACAAGGTTGAGAACATCAATACCGGATGCTGCAGCCAGACGTTTGATAACTTCATCAGGGTTGACAAACTGACCAATAGCTTCAGGACCAAGAGTTTGAGCCAAGACAGTAAGGAACTGTGCAAGGCTTTCGCGATCCTGACCACGACCCAGGGCGTTGATACCAGCCACGATTGTCGGGCGTACCACATCACCTTTCGGTAGCCGTGGGATCTCTCCAGTCTTCTGTGCAATGTTCAGCTTACGATTGAGATAAGGAACCAAGAACTCAACAGTCAGCAGGGAGAAGAGTCCTCCGAGTTGCTGTTCCAGTTCAAGTTGTGTCATACGGACCTCTTCCGCTGTGGTGCGTTCACTGTCTCTTACGTTGAGGATCAGGAATGCTTCGTTCAGACGTTGAGTCAGTGACCCGATCATCTGATACGCAGTGGAAAAGTCAGCCGTCTTCCCAACCTGTACCACACCAATGTCATCAGGGCGTCCCTGGATGATAGCACCGTTACCTGCTTTGGCAAGTGTCTGGGGCTTGGTGGTACTGCTTGGGCTGACAGTAAACACTACCTTAGCAGCTGCTGCGCTGCCTTCAACGATGGCTTGTGACAGAGCTTCAAGTGACTTCAGGTCACCGAGGAACTCCTCAACCCTACCACGTCCGTAGACCTCTCCGTCTACGTGATTGAATCGTAGCACAAGCCAGGGGTTAGCGTCAATAGGCGCCTTACCCATGGACTTAGGAAGGATTACTCCGTCCAGCTCCTGGTGCCACAGCCAGCGGTTGTTGTCCCGCGTGACGTGGGTGTAAATAATACATTCATCATTTGGCATGGTAGTGTCATCTACCACACCCTCTTGCTTGAAATCGGGATAAAATTTTTTGACTAATTTTTTCGAGATTGTTTCTTTCGTTACGATTTCAATAACGTTACCGTTGCCATCTCTATCTACCACATAGCGGTTAAGAGGATAGAGCTTGAGCCCATCCTTACTCATAAAGATAAGAGCATTACCAGCAACAACCAAATGCTTCAATGCCTGATGAACGACAACACGATCACCGGACTCCGAAATGGACTCCATGATAGTACGTTCAATCTTGGCAAATGACAAGTCAAGTTCTGATCTAATCTGTGGACCAAGTTCTTCAGGAAGATTGATGTCATTTACCTGCAACTTAAAGAAGCTAGTTTGTGGAGGTAGCAGTGCAAGCATTAGTTTACTTGCAAGCGTAACCACACCCTTAGCCCCAGTTGACTGCCAGGGTTGTGGCAGCCTCAGGTTGCTTTTAGTAGTGCTTTCATCATCCCGAATGAGATAAGGTAAAGTTAGATCTGCTGCTTGTCTAGCAGAATTTAGAAACTGGGAACGGTCTGAAGACAATCTGTCGTATCGTTGTCTAGCTGTCATTAGATGTTAACCATTGTGTTTTCTGCACCGCCGATGCCGACTCCTTTATAAGGACTAATCCGGAATTGATCTTTCCGACGGCGGAACCCAGTAGAACCACCTTTTCCTCTAGGATCTTTGGCAGCCCCTTGAATCTGTAAATTTTCTGCTCTTCCAGCGCCACGTTCGCGGATCATTTGCATACGCCGAGCTTCAGCTTCTGCTTTAGCGCGTTCTGCAGCAGCCAGCTGTTGACGTCTGAATTGATCTGCCATCTGTGATCGCAACGCTTCAGCGTCAGCCTTGGTTTGATCTATTCCCTGCTGATAAAGAGTATTCCGCTCTTCTTCAAAGGAACGCTGCTCTCTAGGATCAACACCTGACCTTAGGTAAGTTTCAAGGTCGGTACCAATTCTCAATCCTTTTGTGGCTGCCTCTTTAACAGCTTCTTGAATCTGAAAGGGGGAGTGACCCATTGAAACAAGGTCTTTATAACCTTGAATACCAATACCACCGCCTTGGGTGCCAAGAACTTTCAGACTAGCCGCAAGGTTACCTTGATCAAATTGCTGGGTGTAGGCAGTTGGACCTGCACCTGAAGGTGTCAAAGTCTTCCCACCAGCTGCAAGGAATGATGTAGCTTTTGCACCAGTACCAATACCTTGTGAACTGAGTGCCCTTTTAATTTGACCAACCGACATGCCAGAAGCCAAGGCTCTATCAATAGACGCTTGACCGACCATACCACCGGCACCGCCGAAGCGTTTAATAAAATCTTTAGCCATCAGTTCTCCTCCATATATTTGATGACCCACTCAACGACACTACGTTGACCGGATCGGTACATAATTTTTTCCATTGTATCGTCAGGTGTAGGGTTTGTGGGTGGGAAAGATTCTTCTAGTGCATGAATAAGTCCACGGGAATTCATCCCGAGGACCTCAAGCATATTGGGGGAGGTTGACATTGGAGTGCTCAAAAAAAGCGGGCATTCTAGCTGACTTAGTTTCGGCAAGTTGAGGAGCCTTGCCCTCATACATTAGCCGATCACTAGATTCCAGCCAAAATTTTTTGTCCAAATATTTATCGGTAGTATTTATACCTAGTGGTTGCATTACCCAGTTGATGGTAGCTTTGCGGAGCTTGTCCAGGGAGGGGCTGATGTTGTAACCCAGCTCGGTGTGTGCCAGTGAGTTAACCGCCACATGGATTTGTTCGTCCCGAGATATATCGGCGCTCACGGTCCTCATACCAGCGTCACCATTAAACCTAAAGAATGGTAGAAGAACGAAGAAAATCGCACGTTCGGCAACCAATGCTTTCGTGATCGTATGATCTGGATGTGCTTCCCAAGCGGTTTTAAGCCGTAGGGCTTCTTTCTCAGCTTGCGGATCAACACCGTAAGCATTGGCGATGTAACCAAGTGCGATGTCGTGGTTTTCTTCGTCTTTGACGTTTGACACCAATACTTCGCGTGCCAACGCTGGTACTTCATGATTGAGGGCATGGGTAATAAAATCTCCCACAGGTAGTTCCATATGTCGCAATGCAAGAGCACGGTAGATTGCCTCTTCCGCGCCCGATTTGCATGTACCAGCAGTTGTCTGTACTGGTGTCCATTTGCGCTTTCGCGCTAGTAGTTTTTGATAAGGGTTCATTC